CCAAGTCAATGATGCAGTCATCTCGGATGTGACAGCGGTCTATGACAAAGGCGCAGGACTGACCAAAGGTACTGCGTACTCAAGCATTGCCGACATGGAAGCCAACGCACCATCAGCGGGCAACTATCGGGTCTGCTCGACTTCCTCTGGCTCTTACTTCCGTCTCGGATCAACCCCGGCAGGACTCATTACCTGTGATGTAACGCAAGGAGCGGCTTCTAGCAATCGCACAGCCGCGCAAATCATTAAGGCGATGGCAATCAAGGGTGGCGTGAGTTCTGGCGATATAAACGCCTCTGACGTAACCGCACTGGATACGGCCAACAATGCCGAAGTCGGCATCTGGGTCTACGGTGAGGACTCTGGGCTTTCCTGTATGGATCAGATTGCCCAATCCGTTGGCGCATGGTACGGGTACGATGCAACCGGCCAGTTCCGCATGGGTCGTTTTGCTGTGGCATCAGGTGCGGCAGATATTGAAGTCAATGATGACAACATCATCAGCATTGAGGCCGTTCGATCATCAGACACTGATCGCGGCATTCCTGCGTACAAAGTCATTCTGACCTATCTCAAGAATTACACTGTCCAAACTGCGGATCTGGCCTCTGGTGTGACCGAGGCACGAAAGAGCGTTCTCAAGTATCCATCAGCCGCTGGATACTCCACAGATGCAACGGTGCAGACGCAATACCTGTTGGCTACAGAAATCACCAGAGACACTTTGCTGGTCGATGCGACAGCCGCTGGAACGGAAGCGACTAGACTGCTTAATCTCTACAAGGTCAAGCGAACCATGTACCAGGTCAGCATTGCGCTTGACGTTACCGAGACGCTACCAGACTTGAATGACGTAGCCAATTTGACGTTAGACCGTTTTGGCCTTGATTCTGGTACTCTATTCAGAATCATTGGTATTTCATCCAGTTACGCGAAGAATCGCGCAACGCTCACGCTCTGGGGTTAATCATGGCGAACGCGATTGTTGCCTACCAGAACCGCATTGACGAATCCACCTTTGCGTCTTATGGCTCATGGGAAGCCTCGTTGCCCCTGACGAATATCAAGAATCGCGTTCTTTCTAAAGTGGCGCGTTCTACGGATGATGCCAACGCCAGCACCAAACTTCGATTTGCTTTAACCAAAGATCGCATTGTCGGCGTAGTCGCGGTGGTCAATCACAACCTATCCACCACGGCTACTTGGCGCTACCGGGTTTACAGCGATTCTGGATATAGCACTTTGGTCTATGACTCAGGAACACTTGACGTATGGCCGACCATGCCGGTGGGGTATTTTGAGTGGGAAGATGATGGCTTCTGGTTTATGAAAACCCCGGAAGAAGATCGTGAACTCTTTACGGCAACCACCATCCATGTTCCTTCAGAAACGGTCATTGCTCAGTATTACCAAATCGAATTTTTTGACGATACAAACCCAGATGGCTATGTCCAATTAGGTCGCGTGTTTGTGGGAAAGAAATACCAGCCCACCATCAACATGAATCTCGGAGCTTCAGTCGGCTACGAATCACGAACATTGGTTGATGAGGCTCTGTCTGGGTCCGAATACTTTGACCGGCGCAATTCATTCCGTGTGGCTCGGTTTAGCTTGGGGCTTCTGGATGCTTCCGATTCATCACTCAACGCCGACTTGATGAAAGTGCAGGACACCGATCAGGAGTGCGTTTTTGTCTATGATGCGGATGATGCTATCGGTATCAGCCGAAAGTCGTTCCTAGGCCGTCTCAGGACGCTATCGCCCATTGAACAGCCCTACGCTACCACTTATCAGACCTCTTACGAAATTAAGGAACTGCTATGACCAATTCAGTAACATTCCCCACCAGTCTGGGCGGTGACGGGTCTACCGTTACTGATGACGATAACGCAACTACCGGCCTTGGCAATGGTGGTCACCGCACTCGGTTTGTCCCAGCGATGGGTCAGGTGGTGGCAGTTGCCAATGTCTTGACTCAGCGCATCACGGCGAATTCGGACACAAGCTCCAGTTCAGTCGCAATTGGTACGGGCAACAAGACATTTACCACTGCCGGTTTTTATGTCTGGGCCGTAGGAATGTGGGTCACAGTCACTTCAGGAGCCAATCCCGCAAACTATATGTTTGGTCAGGTGACTTCCTACAATACATCGACAAAAGCCCTTGTGGTTGATGTTGATTCAGTCGGCGGGTCAGGTACGTTATCTGATTGGACGATTGCGCTGAGTGCGTTTAATCCGACTGGCACGTACCTTACCACCGCAGACATTGGTACAACTGTCCAAGCTTACGATGCGGATCTGACAACTTGGGCTGGCAAAACTGCCCCGACAGGAACGGTAGTGGGAACCAGCGACACGCAGACACTATCGAATAAAACAATTACAGGAACCAAAGAAACTGTTTATACCATTACAGATGGCGCAGGATTTGAAATCAATCCTGCAAATGGTGGCATTCAAAGCATAACGCTTGGAGCCAGTAGAACACCTGCAGCAACCAATTTTACGGCTGGGCAGTCAGTCACTTTGATGATTAATGACGGATCTGCTTACACGATCACATGGACGTCTGTCGCAGTGACTTGGGTTGGCGGTACGGCTCCAACATTGGCAACTTCTGGGTATACCGTCATTGAACTATGGAAAGTCGGTTCGACTATCTATGGCGCATTGGTCGGTACAGCATAAGGAGTCATCATGCTACATCACGGTAGACGAGCCGCTGTTGGCAATAGCGGACCAAAGGACACCTATTTCAAGCAAACCACGCTCCTGCTTCATGCGGATGGAACCAATGGAGCGCAAAACAACACGTTCCTAGATTCCAGCACCAACAACTTCACCATCACGCGCAACGGCAACACGATTCAAGGGACGTTTACGCCTTTCAGTCAGGCGGCTGGGTATTGGTCAAACTTTTTCAATTCAACAACAGATTATTTGCAGACTTCTGTTGCAACGATTGGAACAAGTGACGATTTTACTTTTGAAGCATGGGTTTATGTTACAGAATGGACAAATATTGGCGCTATTTATAAATCTGGTGAAGCTGGAAACAATGAATACCTAGCAATCAGATCATCAGGAACGCAGATTGAGTATCACACTACTGGATCGCCGGGTTCATACATATTTAGCACATCTCTTTCTTTAAATACTTGGAATCATATTGCGGTTACAAGAGCATCAGGGAGCTTAAAATGTTTTGTAAACGGTTCTCAGGCTGGCTCAACTACGTCTAACACAACCGCTTCAATTACAAGCACAACTCTTTATGTTGGCTGGTACATTAGCAGCTCTGGATTTCAATTTAAGGGTTATATTTCAAATTTTCGCGTAGTCAAAGGCACTGCTGTCTACACCAGCGCATTCACGCCTAGCACAACTCCGCTGACTGCTATTACCAACACTTCGCTCCTGACCTGTCAGAGCAATCGATTTGTCGATAACAGCGCGAACAATTTCACGCTGACTCCTTCTGGAACACCAAGCGTTCAGCCATTTAGCCCATTTGCTCCGACTGCGGCGTATAGCACTAGCGTCAATGGGGGGAGTGGGTATTTTGATGGAAGTGGAGATTATTTATTAACTCCATCCACGGGGATGCCTACTTTTGCTGGTAACTTCACTATTGGTTGTTGGGTATATCCGTTTAATTTTTCGGCATCTCAAATTCTTTGGGAAAACGGGGCAACTGGTGGATGGTTTGAAATTTATCTTTTATCAGGAGCTTTGGCAGGCAATGTCGGTTGTTATTTTAGTGCTGGTTCGGCTTCATTAAATACAACAGGAAATTTAGTAAAAGCAAATCAATGGAATTACATTGCTGTAGTTAGGTCAGGCTCAACAATCACCGTTTATATCAATGGAGTTTCTGGTGGCACTTATTCATCATCAGCAACAATGGGCTATGCCAACTCATCGTGGGGATTTGGTGCGGCAAAAGCAGGGACTACGCCACTCACTGGATATATGTCCGACTTAATTATGATCGACGGATCAGCGGTCACAAGCGTTCCCACATCACCATCTACTGCGGTTAGCGGTACGAAGATGCTTCTCAGCTTCACCAACGCCGCCATCTACGACAACGCGATCAAGAACGATCTTGAGACTGTCGGCAATGCTCAGATCAGCACTAGCGTTAAGAAGTATGGAACTGGATCGCTGGCGTTTGATGGCAATGGCGATTATTTAAAAACCCCATTCACGCAATCATTTGAGTTTGGCACTGGCGATTTTACTATTGAAGGCTGGTTGTATTTAAATTCAACATCAGGGACGCAATTAATTGTTGATTATTGGAAAGCAACTAATGTCGGATGGCAAGTTTGGTTTAATGCTGGCGTTTTAAAATTTTATAGCGGCTCAGGAAATTTGCTTTCTGGAACAACTTCGTTATCAACTGGAACATGGTATTACTTTGCCATTACAAGGTCAGGAACAACGGCAAGATTGTTTATAAATGGAACGCAAGAAGCATCTGCAACAAGTTCTGTTGATTACAATACAACCAATAAATCTTTATGGATTGGCGCTCAGGAATCTGCTGGCCCAACGTCATATTTTAATGGATATGTTGATGATCTTCGCCTTACTAAAGGTGTAGCCAGATACACGGCCAACTTCACCCCTCCCACATCAGCATTCCCGAATCAGTAAGAGGTAAAAACAATGCTCATTGCAAAAATTGAAGGCGAATTGGTTCTGGAAGTCGCTGACTATCGCGCCATTTTCCCAGACGTTAGTTTTACGGAAGCCGGTCCTGATCTTGCGTGGCTCAAGGAAAACTCCTGTCTGCCCGTCACGGTTTGGAAGGCATACAACGCAGAGACGCAAGTTCTTGAACCTTGCTCACCCTATATCGACGGTGACACGGTTTACACCGTTGATGTGATTGATCTCACGCCAGAACAGATTGCAGAGAAACAGGCCGCAGAGCTTCTTGCAAAGCGTCAGGCCATGAACGTGACTCCGTATCAGGCTAAGGTCGTTTTGCTTGATGCCGGACAGCTTGATGAGGTTGAAGCGGCTGTCTCCGCATCATCTGATCCGAAAGTCAAGATTGCATGGACTAACGCCATCCAGTATCAGCGTCTTTCTCCCTTGGTTGAGGAAATGCAGAAGGCTATTGGCTGGTCTGATTCTGACCTTGATCTTTTGTTTGAAGCGGCCGCTTTAGTATGAAAACTAGCCAAGAGGGAATCGACCTCATCAAGCGGTTTGAAGGGTGCAAGCTAGAAGCGTACCCGGACCCCGGTACTGGCAATACCCCGTGGACCATTGGCTATGGCCATACTGGGCCTGATGTAGTCAAGGGACTGAAGATCAGCCAAGGCACTGCCGAGATTCTGCTACGCCAGGATCTAGGAAAATTTGAAGACGCTGTGACCAAGTACGCAGGACCGGCGCATCAGAATCAGTTCGATGCAATGGTCAGCTTGTGCTATAACATCGGTCAGGGCAATTTCAGCAAATCATCCGTTGCGCGGCTTCACAGGAATGGGCAATACACTGGCGCGGCGGCGGCGTTCTTGCTATGGAACAAGGCCGGTGGAAAGATCCTTGCAGGACTTGTGAACCGGCGTAAGGCTGAACGGAATCTTTATTTAGGTGAAGCAAATGTTTAAAAAATTTGGCGTAGCACTTGAGCAGAGGTCAACATGGGCAGGATTGATCTGGATTTTGACCGCATCGGGCGTGAGTCTGGACCAAGAACAGTCCGAAGCCATTGTGACCGCTGGTATGGCCCTGACGGGCTTACTGGGCGTGTTCTGGCGGGACTAAGGGAGGCTTGTGTAATGGCCGAGTGGCTCAAGGTAGGACTGCCAGTATTAGCGGCAATCCTCTCAGCTTACGTCATGATACAGGGCCATGACATTAAGATTAACCGACTGGAAACCGATATGCGTAGTCATCTGGACGAGCATAAAAAGGAAGCCAAGGATGCGTCCGAAAAGCTGTCCCGTATAGAGATCGCTATCGAACGCATCGAGACCAAGGTAGAGTCGCTTAAGGGGCGCTAATCCTCTAGCAATTCCTCTGTGAGAACCTCGACTTTGTTGTTGAGGTTTTCTATCAAATAATCCGGTGGCGTTCTGCCCTCCGCAAGTAGCAGTGATTCTATGGCTGATAGCAATGTCAGCAGTTCAATTTTGTCTCGTTTTGTCATCCTGCACCATCCAAACTGTTAAACAACACACGGCTCACGATAAAACTGGCGCAGAGGCCATCAGAGACGGCTTTATGCCCTGCCTCCTGCGCTCTGAGTAGCCCTGCCTCACTCACGATTACGGTATTGATCTTCGTGCCGTACCGATCAAAGAAGATCAGCGTGTAATTTCCTGTAGCGTATTTGGGTGTCATTAGTCTTCTCCATGGATACCGTGGTGTTTTTCTGCGAAACGGATGCCATCGGCAAACCCGGACTGATATGCAAGTTTCTTTATCGCATTAAGCTCTTCCTCGCTATTCGGCTTCCTTGCTGGCTCTGGTCTGGTGTAGAGGGGTGTTCCGTTTTCAAGCGAATGATCGTCTATCGCTCCTTGCTTTATTCCAGATTCAAAGTCTGTGTAGACATAGCCGACAGGATCATCTTTTGGCTCAACCCGTTCTTCTGCATTGGCTTTCTTTACCGCATCAACCAAGTCTTCAGCGGTTATGGTTCCGTCTTTCAAATGTTTCCAGATAGTCAGCGGGACATGAACGCATTCGACAGGCGCTTCTGGCTCGACGGCGAGGAAAGTGCGGATTTCTTCGGCTACTTTTGCACTTTCTTTTGCCGATAAATCAAAATGCAAAGCATCAAGCGCCCGTCTCAGCAGTTCGGTTGCGGTACTCATGCTTCACCTCCTATCCCGTGGTGTCGCTCTGCGAAACGGGCGCCAGATACAAAAGCCAGTACCGTTTCATAAGGACAAATATCTGCGTCAATGCCTTTTAGAATTTCTTGATCTGTCATTAACTTTATTGCTGGCTCGGGTCTGGGTGGGTGGAAATAAAGGGGATAGCAATTACAGGTTGCCTTTACGCTATCTGGCGGTTCGTCTGATCTTGTGTTCCAACCGTTTACAGATTCAACTACCCAACAGGCAGGCTCCGCTTCTGGCTCGGCGGCGAGGAAAGTGCGGATGTCTGCCACCAAAGCCCGCGTCAAACTCCCATCTTCATCTTCATCCCACTCTTCAAGCACCCGTCTCAGCAGTTCTCGTTCTTTGGTCATGCTTCCTCCTCACGTAGACCAAACGCCACATAAAGATCCTTCTTGCATTCAATCTCGATTATGTCTTCATGCAAACTATCTCGACCAAACGCCTCTTCAATCTTTACGTCTATTGTTGCCTTGATCCAAACCATCAAAGTTTCTAATTGTTTTTCGCTCATTCCATCCCCCTGCCAATCTCACTCGCGGCTCTTACGATGGCTCTACGGGTTGCGGCCAGCTTATCTCCACCCCAAGGCTCTTCTATAACGTCGTAGCCTTCCGCAACAACCCAAACCTCTTTGAAGGGGTTCCATACTTCGACGTTCATATCCAACTTCACCGCAAGGCGCAGAGCGTCACCATCGTTATAAAGCGGGTCCCATTCTTCAATGACAGGATACTTTCCAACGAAAAAGACACGCTCATGTTCATTCCAATGAATCAATTCAATCCCCGCCGCTTTCGCCGCTAAGGTCAATAGTTCTTTGTCGTTATTCATTGCTTGTCCCCCGTGGTCTAACCCTGACACACGCATGGGTTATGTTTTCCTGTTGTGTGGCCGTCATAAATTGCCTTGCCGCATGGTCAATCACCAAACCAGAAAGGCTTCGACCAATCCATCCGTTTTCGAGCCACTGAGGGCCGACAATTTCAAGATCCGTTCTGCCAATACGCGCAGCCAGTTTTTTGGCGTACAGCGTATCGTGATTGACCCACACAAATACCGATCCTTCACGAGCGGATAACATTTGCTGCGTGGTCCTGCCTGATCCTCTTGCTTCGTTCATTTACCACCTCGATCCCGTCCGTACTTCTCAATGCGTGAGCGTCTGTACCATGTCTCGCAGTTGATCCCGGCCAGTTTGCAGCATTCGTCGATGGTCTTCCCTTCGGCGCGGTACTTCTTGGCGGCTTCGAACTTGGCATCCAGATCCGGGTTCCAACGATTGCGGTTACCCGTGGCTGACAGGCGCATCTTGTCGCGGACTTCCTTGGGTAGGATATAGAACCGTTCTTCCTCGGACATTTCATCAAGTCGAAACTCAAGAGCGTCGATAAGAGGCTCAAGGATCTTGACCGTCTCAGGTCCGACTTTGGGGCCGACAATTTTGAGGGCATCACGCGCTTTGGTGAGTAGGGCTTTGTCTTTGTGTTCTTTCATTGATCTCTCCTGTGTCTTACAAGGAAGTGCGCTACCCGTTGGAAACCCACGGATCGCTTTCGTGGTGGGCAACGCACTTTCGTGTAAGTGCCGGTCTTTCCCGGCTGTCACCCCAATCTATTCGGCAAACACCCACTGGGGTGGGTGCTAAAAAAACTCTGCGCGAACAGAGGACTGCCTTATTGTTAGGTGGCCCCCGTGTACTCCTACAGACCTTGGTTAAAAGGTCGGGGGCCGTAAATCAAACTCCGTGTTCAGACCAGCATTTGAAGCTAGCGCACTCTGCCTGGCAAGAAGTTTGTTTGAAGCAGTGGTCACATGGGCACCCTGTTTCTTCTTGTTCCTTGGCTAGCATTTCGGCTTCTCGTACCAAACCTCTGCGCTTACGTACACTGGCGTTCTTGCAATCAGCACACCATGCGCTTCGTTTTTTGCGTTCCTTGTGAAATGCTTCTTCCGGCTTGGTCTCGCCGCATTGCGTACAGACTTTAGTCGTCTTCGTCGGGGACATGGCCTAGTGCAAACTCCAAAATGATGACTGCGATGAATACCAAAATCATTACGCCGCTAATTGTTTTTTCAAGTTCCATTGTTTTCCTGTCAGTAAAAATGCCATGCCCACACATTGCGGAGAAAGTTTCGCTTGGAGAGACCCGCCGCACTGTCATGGCTCTGGTGATGGTTGACCGCTCTACCAGCTTACGGTTTCAATTTCAAAATTCGGTTTATCCGGCCTATCAGCCAATCGATCTGAAGATAAAGGATCTGGATTCTGATCTGCCGGATGGTTTTCATTGCTTGTCAGCCCTGGCGATTGCGCCTTCGTTGGTGAATTGGTCTGGGTAACGAACTAGTAATTTCTCGATGCACATATGCGCCGGAACGCTCATTGGAATGCCGAGCGAGTTACAGGCCAGAGCCACGAACCAGAGAATGTCCCCAAGTTCTTCAATGAGGTTCTCAACATCGAGTTCCTTGTTGTAGGCGTAGTTGGCCTTGATCGCGTCCATAAATTCACCGGCTTCAGAGGTCAGCCCCATCGCGGCATGGATGAGATCCTTGTCTCGACCCATTCGATTGGCCGTTCGCATGGCAAGTGCCTGGAACTCAAGGAAATCTAGGATGTGGATGGGTTCGTTATCCATGGGTACTCACTGTGGTTTGTTCGTTATAGGTCTGGTTGCTGATGTAGGCGTAACCGGCGATGGAGGCCATCACCAAAAGCACCTTGAGGATTCTAATCATTCGTCCCTCGCTTTGAGCATTGCGTCTGCTACCTGATACGCCCATTGCGCTAACTGATCGTTGGTGTAGGGTTGCGCCTCGCTTGGATCGCTCATAATTCCCTGCATCGCCTTAGCTGCGAAATAATCGCGCAGGGTCATGCCTTCTTCCCGCACTAACTGCTCGCGCTCAACGTCATACACTTTGGTTGGAAAAGCTGGACCGCCGTTTTTATACATCATCTTCGCCCCGATAGTTGTAAATTCTATTGTACAAGTCTTTGATGTCATCTTCGTGCATGACTGGCAGAATATCGACCTGAGCATCGCTGTCATGCGGGTAGTACACATGAGCGATTTCGCAGTCATCAGGACAGCCAGGTTCATCCCATGTGGCCTCGTAGCCAACATCGAACGTAAAGTGGACGCTGACATATTTGCCGTTCAGTGGCAGGACTAGGGAATTCATGCGTCTTCCTCATCGGGGCAAATAGCTAAAAGTTCTTCAGTCACCGCAGTTCTTAACTGCGTCCATAAATCCGGCAAAGCAAATTCGTGGGTAAGGATTGGCCTTCCAAGGGCTTGTTCGGCTTTTTTGTGAACATCACTAAAAGGGCCAAACAATGTGCCAGTAAAGCAACCCAGAAGGGCGGCTTGCTCACGGGTTAATTTGTTCATATTTCTCCCTCCCATTCGATGCGGATGTAAACAATTGCGTTAGGGCATTTGGCCACGCATTCAGCTCTTGTTTGATGGATTCTTTCGCTGGTGAAATCCCCGCCATATACGGCAACCCACCCCTCTTTCTTCACGCGCTTGGGTTTGATGCGGTATTCGTAATCTTCATAAAATGCAGGGACTGCGTTCGGATTAAGCGTTTCCCATTTTTCAGAAATCGGACTAAAGAATTCGCACTCCTCCCCATTCGCCCAAGCGATGATTACGTCACGGTGTTTGTGTGGCGTTCCCATCAGCGCACCCGAGCGTAAGCCGTGCAGCGCGTTGAAATACCCCAAGGCTCGGCTTGAACACAGGCGTATTCGGAAGCGTTCAGAGTGACCGTCTTCGGGCCTTTAAGGATCTGATAGCCGGTGATGCTTGCACCGGTCAGGGCGATGATGATCCCGAAGATCATCCCGGCTTTGGTGTCCAGAAGCCATGCGCCAAATTTATCAATTGATTTCATCTAACTCTCCTGTGATGCCGAAAAGCCAATCTCCCCGGCGTTGGGTTGAGATCGTAAATACTTTGTGATAGAGTGTCAACACTTTTTTACGAGGTGTAAACAAATGACAATGGACGACATCCGATCCGCATTGAAGGATCGCAAGATTTCACTGGTCGCGAAGGCCACGGGGCTTTCCCGTCAGTCGATCTACAACATCCTGAACGGGAAGACGCCGACTCCCCGTGTGGATTCCTACAATGCGTTGGTCAAGTACCTGACACGGAAGAAGTTGTGATGAAAAGAGCATGGCAATATTCAAGAATAGGAAAAACGTACTGTTTTTCTGCCGCCCATAGTTTGCCAATGGTTCCTGATGGACACCCTTGCAAGAGATTGCACGGGCACAACTACAAAGTTGAAATTGAAGTTCGTGGCGATACAGCTCCTAACGGATTTTGTCTCGGACTTGATTTTTACAAGTTGGACGAGATGGTGAAGCCACTGATTGCAAAGCTAGATCACCAAAATCTGAATGACGTTATCGCAAACCCGACTGCTGAAAATATTGCCAAATGGTTTTCTGATGCTTTGGTGAGATCCTGTGTTTACAGCGTAAAAGTTTGGGAAACCGACAAATGTTGGGCGATGGCAATTAATGAAGAAGGGCTTTACCAAGCGGTGCATAAAGAATGATTCACTACCACGGGACACCAATTTCTGGAGCTGACCCAGAAAAATTTTTGATGGGCAGACACGCGCTAGTTCCTTTCATGTATCCGCGACATTTGGAAACCGTGATGGACTGTTGCCAGTCATTTATTTTAGACAATTCCGCTTTTTCTTATTGGAAAAAAGGCGGACAGGTAGATGTCCAAGCGTACTATCTTTGGGTTAAGTCTTTAGAAGGTCATCCTGGACTTGATTGGTGTTTGATCCCGGACAAGATTGACGGAGACGAAAAAGAAAATTTACGCTTGATTCAAGATTGGCGAAACTTGAAATTACGGGTGAAGTCTGTTCCTGTATGGCATTTGCATGAAAGTCTGGCGTACTTGAACTGGCTTATAGCTACGTTCGACACAGTGGCTTTAGGCTCAAGTGGTCAATGGTCTAGCCCCGGATCAAAAGCCTGGTGGGAACGTATAGATCAAGCTATGGGGGTTGCCTGTAACGAAGAAGGAAAACCTCGTGCAAGATTTCACGGCTTGCGAATGCTAGATCCAAAAATTTTTACTCGGCTTCCTTTAACTTCCGCAGATTCTACAAACGCCGGAATGAATGCAGGATCAACATCTAGATTTGGGATGTACGTTCCTACTACGGCGGGGCGAAGAGCAAACATAATTGCGGATCGTATCGAGATCCACAATTCAGCAGCGCACTACGAGCCTCGTTATACCCGTTAATCACTTCCCGTACCGCACACCCGATGACGGTTTGGCTTCGATAGGAAGTCCTGCCGTCCACTCGGGGGCGTCATTTAAGAGCCGACAATAGGCGAGACTGTGTGGCGTCCTTATCGCCAATTACGGCCATAACGCGCTCATCAATCGTTCCAGCGCAGACCAAATGGCTGATTCGCACTGGCAGTTCTTGCCCCTGGCGGTAAAGACGAGCATTGAACTGAAGATAATTTTCTAGTGACCATGTGAGGCCGTACCAGATCAGCCATTGACCGCCTTTTTGAAGATTAAGGCCCATTCCCGAAGATTGCGGATGAGCCAATAGCATTTGAATTTCACCCCGGTTCCAACGATCGACAGTTTCCTCATTGGAATCCATCACTACGGCTTTGGGGAATCGTTCTTGTAGCCGAGTCAAATCCGACTTGTAGTTGTAGGCGACCAAGACGGTTTCATTTGGGTTGTCGGCAAGGAGTTCTTCAAGACGATCCAATTTGGCGCTGTGGATTGCCGACCAGTTTTTCAGATCATCCGTATAGACGTTGCCATTCGCATATTGCAAAAGTTTGTTTGCAAGCACTGCTGCTGTGGGGGCTTCCAGCACTTCCCCATCATCTAGGGAGAGGAAAAGTTCTTCCTCAAATTTACGGTAGGCCGCCATTTCTTCTTGAGACAGATCGATTGATTCAATCAGGTCAATGCGATCGGGCATTTCGAGATAATCTTCTGCTGCCATTCGCAGGGTGTACGGCTTCAGCAACGAGTGAATGGTTTCCTCTGCCCCATCTCTGAGTTCAAACGTGTAACCGTTGTAGTCTGGGTTGAAAAATCGTGTGCGATAGCCCGTGTAAGTTCGTCCGAGCGATTCACCTTGGTCGATCAAATAGGACTGACTCCAAACATCGAGCAAACCGTTAGGACTGGGTGTACCAGTCAAAAGCACAATGTTATCGATCAGATCCAGAATGCTTTTCAAGGCCTTGAAACGCTTGCTCTGTGGATTCTTGAAAGAACTGGATTCATCAATAATCACCGTGTCAAAAGGCCATTTCTTGCCAAAGTGTTTGACTAGCCACACCACATTTTCACGGTTAATTGCCATGATCTCTGGTGCTTGATGCAATACCTTCAGTCGGTCTTTTGGATTTCCGACACAAACTTTAATGTCGTGGTGGCGCGTGTGGCTCCACTTTTTAGCCTCTTGCCGCCACACTGTCTTGACCACTCGCAAAGGACCGACGATCAAAACCCGGTTGGTTGAGCATGAATCCAGAAGATCGGTGATTGCCGTCAGGCTGATAACGGTCTTGCCAATGCCCATGTCCAATGCAAGAAAGGCCTTGCGCTTTTCAAGGATCATGTCCACCGCACGTTCTTGGTAGGCGTGTAAATCTTCACGGCATGGCATCTATTATCTCCACCTGAAAACCAAAAGATCGCAAAAGGTCATGCACTGCCGCTTGTCTGACAGTGGGCTTCTTGCCAGGAGCCTTGAACTCAATGAACTTGATAAAGCCATTTGGTCCAAGAAGAATGCGATCAGGTACGCCAGTAAATCCAGGGCTGACCCATTTCAACAGCAAATAGCCCATCGCCCGGTAGTGCTTGCGCCATGCCGTTTCAATTTCACTTTCACGCATCGACTTTCCTTTTCACGTGGCGACCCTTTCCTTTTGACGCATTGCATGATCGACAAAGTGTTTGATAGGACGCATTAGCTGCATGAAACGCGATCCACCGAGCTTCAGTCTCAAGATCTTCCAATTCATAGCCAACTCGGTCATCCCTTTTCTTGACCTTTGGTACGCCAAATTTTTTGAAAAAGTCGCGCATGATTTCATCAAAGGACGGGTCAGTATGATCCGTCTGAAGATGTTCTTCGCTACCACAATGCTCACAGTTATCCCGTCCGTATGAATCGACGTATTCTTGAATGTCGCCAATAACTGCTCGACGCATGGCGCTGATCTGGTCAACGAATTCCGATTGTTTGCACATGAATTTGATCCATGATTTTGAATCCCAGATTCCATTGACTAAGACATAAAGATGCCGAGTCTCATTTGGGTATGCCGGGTTTGGCCTCTTTTGTATTTCCTCAACAGATTCATCCCAACGGGCTAAAGAAATAAATTCTTCGCGATCCACTTTTTCAAAGTTCACGTAGTTTGGGTAGCGATCAATGATGTTTCGGCAAAGTTCTTTCCGCATCGCGATTGTCAGTTTTTTCATCCTATTCCTCCGCTGTATATCCGATCTCTGCTAATAGTTCCTCGGCCTTCTGCGTGTAATGCGCTCTGTTCACATCGCCGATGTCGGCATCGCCAAGATTCATCAAAGGGCGACAGGCCTCGCTGTCTGGGACCTTGTTGCCGTTTCTCTTGTAGCGAATCACTTCCGTCTCAGGGACAGTTTTGGACTGGTAGAACCTGATGGCCTTGCCCAGATACTCATCGCGCCACGTAGCGCCTCCTGTGACGCGCCTGACGGTGCAGAACTTGGTGATGTCATCGCAGTTGCCAATCGTCTCATCTAGAGGAACTCCGTCCGCAATATGCTTTGCAACAGCCTCATAGACGATCGACCCGTTTGGATTCTTGGCCAGTGAAGGTTCGGCAAAAATTCCCTTGCCCTTGGTCTTGCTATCTGTTTTGACGGCGAGGTAATTGTTCACATCACGGCTGGATAGGGATCGGTAATGCGACTCTTCCAGTTCTAGCCCTGTGTCCAGCATCCATTCCCATGCAATGTTCCGCATGGTGTTCTGGCGATGAACCGGGCAGAGGGCCACGATGCCATCGGTATTGGCGCTTTTGATCGAAATGTTCGCTTCTTCAAGCCTCTCGATAAGCATCAAAAGGTAGAGTTGTCCGGTGACGGTAACTTGAAGCAAAAGTGATGGTGCATAAAGGAAACTGAACCGGCTTCCGAGCTTACCGAAGCTCCCATTCACGACGATCTTAAGGGTGTCTGCTGTCACCTTGCCGCCAGATTTCTTGGCCTCGATGCGACGATCAACAATGGATTGGTAGATGGTCAAAAACTTCTCATCCATACTTGGCGGGATTAGCCCCAAAGTCAGGATCAGATTCGGGTAATAGGACACCACGTCCATGTCCACGATGACGCGGGTGCGATCGGCGACAATGTATTGGCGTTGTTCGCATGAATGCAAACCCCCAATGCCCATCTGGTACTCAACACCACGGATCTTGATGCGCTCCTTCTTTAACCACTCTGGCAATTGCACCGAGCCTTTGTCGCTCAAAGTGAACTTTGTTTCACCGATCCGCTTCAACAAAGCATTTAGATCCGGGCTTTGAAATTTAAGACATGGCGGAATCTTGTAATGGAAGGAGTAGTCCGATGGCAGTTTGGTTGGAAAATACTTCTTCCCTGTAACCTCGGTCAGTTCCTTGCGGATAACCGCTTCCGCAATCTGAGCATCTGACTTGGAGCGAAGATCCACGCCGTACTGATTCGACATGGCTTGGCGCAACTCAATCTGTGGCTTGAGTTTGTTGAACAGCAAGAGCGTGGCATCGAGATCGTTGACGCAGTAGTCGCGCAAAATGTCGATTTGCTTATCGGTAAGCATCAAGTCTGGATCGAACGGCAAATCTTGCATCAATGGTGCATTGAGACGACCTCCATACAGCTTGAGCGAGGTCATGCCAGGGGCGACTTCGATCAGGTCGATATGCTGACCACGGTCATAGGCGTCTACCTCAAATTCCCGACACACTTGCCATGAAGGTGTGTTGGTCAAGATCAACGCATCGGACAATTTCTTCAATCGACCGACATCAAATCCCTGCAATGCTGCCATTATCATTGGCAAATCGTAGGCAATGGAATTGAAACCAATGCTGGTTGTCCTGATAAGAATTCGGCGAATGTCCTTTGGATCAAGTTCGCCACCTTCGCGCAGTTCAGAGGTAACTATTTCTCCGGTTTGAGTATCCTTGGCTGCAAAAAGCCAATAGTTTGGATAGCACTCTGTGTCTATGACGTAAGCCATGCGCTCCTCGATGAATTAAAAAAGGCCCCTCAGTTGAGGGGCCTTTCTGGGTCAACGGCGATTAAAAGGAATCGCTGTCGTCCTCTTCGCTCACATCGTCAAATTCATCGACTGAGACGCTTGATCCACCGAACGGCGTATTGTGTTTGTGGAACTGGACTCCATAAAGCGTTGCAAGGATCTGCTTTCCACCCAGTGCGTGATCTGAGAACCAAAAGTCGATCTGGGCATTGACCATGCAACCCGCGTAAATGCGGTTGTCATCTTCGGTCAAAGGTGTCTTGTCATTGTCGATGACCAACGGACGATGCTGAGAAGCAGCCTTAACGGCCAGCATTCCTTCATAACCGTCATATTCCTTGGTGTCACCATCGGCAATACAAGTCAGCTTAAGACCTTTTGGCGGTTTGCCTTGGAACTTCTCAGCAATGAACGCATTGCAAGCCTCATGCACTGCATCGGCCAGTGGTGAATCTTTCGGAATGAGGAAAGTGGCTTCGTACTTTGTTTCCGATCCGTTGAACACTGCCTTGCGGAAAAGTGCCGGGAAAGAAAGACGAACATTTTTGAGCATTAACTTTGCCATTTTATTTCCTTGATTGTGATTGTGATTGTTGGTCGCAAATCGCGACAAAACTATTGTAGTTCAGTTTTATCAAACGAGTCAAGTTCAATGCCAAAAGATTTTCTGGCATCATCACTTGGTGCGATCGTTGGCTTGCCCGGCGGCTTGACGATAAGGTCAGCAATGTCGCCCTTCTGTTTTTTCAACAGTTTTTCGGCTTGTGCAGGACTGACGACCTTTTGGGTATACGTATCTCCACCTAGCAATGGAACCAGTCGAGTGATGGCCTCATCCTCATTTCGCCATTGGCGTAAAGAACGACCTTCAACCAGTTTGAATCCTGGCAGAGCTTGCCCATCAAGAAGACGTTGAAGCGCCAAATCCTCCACTGCCGATAACCAAGACTCGATCAGCGACTTTCGTTCCAGTACGACTTTGATCTGCTCATCGTTGATGGTCGGTATCGGTGGCAATGTCTCATCCTCAAAAGCATTGCTAACGGTATCGGCAACGTAGCCCACCAACTCGACGCAGTTGGCTTTGTGGGCACACCATTGGCATTGTTTTTCACCGGGTATCCGTGGCGCATCGGGTTGAAGGGCCAATACCGCACGTTGACGCACAAAGTTCTTACCCCAGTCGGCCAATTCCTCGGGGTCAATGTCATCCTCGTCAATGTGGTCCAATGGGGGTTGAACGATAACGATCTTGATCCGTTCGATGTCGTACAGTCCTGCCAACATCGCATCTGCACCAAGGGCATAGAGTTTCAATTGCGGGTTGTTTTTGGCAAAGACTTTGTTGCGACCCGTCTTTAAATCGACGACATAAAGCGTCTTGGTTTTTAAGTCGATCCCAACAAAATCAGCGGTTCCAAAGCCTTGCGGTATCCAGAGCGTCAGATCAACTTTGAGTTCCACGCAGTAATCGGCAACCGCAACGGGTAGACTTCGGATGTATTGAAGATAGGCATCAACCGTCTCGTTCATCACCTCGTCATCGGTTTGCGCGTCGATATTAAGGAGAAGACAGCGTTCAGCCTCAATGTGCGCCTTGGTCCCCCATTCCGCATTAGCGTTGGTTGTTGATGGGTACATTTCGCCAGCAGCGATAGACCCAGGGCAATTGAGCCAACGGTGGGAGGAAGATGCTGAAAGTCGTGCATGAGCAGACATTATTGAAGATCCTCAAGAATAGCGGTCAACAATTTGTGCAGATATGGAATGTCTGCGTTAGCAACATCATCGACCTTTTTCGCATTGCCAAATGACGCGATCGTATCGGTGACTTTGCTTTTTAATTCGCGCTTCTTGCGAACAATGGTGAGGCAAAGTTGTCGGCAATCCTCGGCAGTGACAGTGGAAGTTTCCGAGGGCGCTTCTGTTTCTGTCGTGTCAGACAATTCCGTTGAAGCATCCCAAATCTTCTCGGCATCCGCAATTTTCATTGCCCCCAAAGACTCTTCCGTTTCGGCAGTGATGAGGACGCTGTTCCGATCCAAGATGTCAGCCAATCGATTGATAGCTGAGGTAAGACTTGCGATTTCGTTTTCTAGTGCCATTTGCATTTATCCTTTTTAGAGATTACAGTGAAAAGTCAGTTTAACCAAATCAAATAGGAGTAGTCAATGGTGAATGAACAGTTGAGGGAAGTGGTTGAGCATTTTGGGAATCAGAACCGGCTTGCAGAGGCGCTCGGCATTGGGCGAAGTGCGGTAAGCCTGATGCTGAATAAGAACGGATGCTCCGCTGAGAACGCGATGAAGATTGAGCGATTGACCTATGGCAAGTTCAAGGCAAAGGACTTGGTTAAGGATTACACCAACGTCCGGGGGCGCAATGCGTAGTTTCGGGATCTCCGTAGGAAAGGGAACATCGCCTTCTGTGCGGAACATCTCCGTCACGTGGGAAAAGTTCTGTGACCAGTTCGCGCAAGTGGAAAAAGTTTGCGACAAGGAGTTGGCGGGGCATTTTATAGGTGGCCAGTTCGCCAATGACTATCGCAACGAGGACAACTTGTTGTTTAGATCGATGCTCACCATCGACATCGACAAGTATCCGTTTGATTATGCTTCACTGGAATTCGACATCGAGATGGCTGTTGACTGTGCGTTCCTCTGCTACGAGACGTTCAGCAGTACAGATGAGGCTCCTCGCGTTCGAGTAGTGATTCCACTGAGCCGTGATGTATCTGCCAATGAATACCGCGCACTGAGCAAGGCCTATTGCGCTGGCCTTGGCATTGAAGGTATCGATGGGGCGTCTTACGTTCCCTCCACGCTCATGTTCAGACCATCATCGATCGATGGGTCAGGCCGAGTTTTTACGGTGCAAGGGGATCTTTTGGATGTCGACGCCTTCGACCTTGCGGTTGTCGCAGATGACGATGATTTTGAGATTGACCTTGGATTTGATGCTGAACGCCCATCTGAAGTGCATTTTCTAGCGGCACTGGATGCCATCGACAATGACGGTGAAGGGTTGGACTACGACACATGGTTCGATGTGCTGTGTGGCATCAAGAACTATTACGCAGACAATGTAGATCTTGCATTGGAAGTCGCCAAAGAATTCACGGCCAGATCCACCAAGAGCCTTAATCCAAAGAAGAACTTCGACAAGACCTGGAAGTCAATTCACCCACATCGACATGGATCAAAGCTCGGCACGACCTTTAATAAGGTGTTGGGCATGGCCCGTGATGCCGGATGGAACGACGATGCGATGGCCGTTTTTGAGGAAGAAGATTCCGAAGACGTTCCGGCTGTTGTCACGGGTTCCGACGAGATGGGCCGATTGACCACCAATTCTAAAGGTCGATTTGAAAATACCGCCAACAATTGCCAGTTGGCCATCAGTCGGCAAAACATCATCGGCATGACGATCGCCTACGATCATTTCTCCGACGAGATCAAATTCTCACGGGCAGGAGAGCCATGGCAACGCTTTGGGGACGCCGAACTTTTTGAGATCCGCACTCGCATGGATCGAATGGGTTTTCTCGACACGTCCGTAGAAAAAACCCGTGGCGCAGTGCATTTCATCGCCATGCGTAATTGTTTTGACTCCGCTCAGGATTGGATTGACACGATCAAATGGGACGGCGTGTCCAGGGTCGAGACGTTTTGCTCGCGTTACCTTGGGGCAGAGGACACACCTTACACCCGTGGCGTTGCGAAGTATCTTTGGACGGCCATGGCAGGGCGGGTTCGCGTTCCAGGCATCAAGTGCGACATGGCTCCTGTTTTGGTTTCCCCAGAAGGTCGGTACAAGTCCTCTGCCATTCGCGAAATGGTTCCCCATGAGGATCTCTACGCCGAACTCAACATCGCCAAGAACGATGACGACATCGCCCGTCAGATGCGGGGGAAATTGTTAGCGGAATGGCCAGAGTTGGGTGGGGTCGGCTTAAAGGATGAAGAGCATATCAAGGCCTTTATGACCAAGCGCGTTGAAGAATGGACCCCTAAGTTCAAGGAATTCACGACTCGCTACCCACGGCGATCGATCATCATTGGCACAACCAACGTGAAGCGGTTTCTTACCTCAACCACTGGCAACCGCCGTTTCTTACCAATGACCATTGCTGAGTGCGACACGGACGCGATTAAAAGAGACCGCGAACAGTTGTGGGCTGAGGCTGATGTTCTGTTCGGTTTGAACGGCGTGATGTGGCAGGAGGCCCATGCCCTTGGCAAAGAGCATCAGGACAATCACCTGGAGGTTGATGAGTGGACCCCGATTGTTGAGAACTGGCTATCCAAACCCTGCGTTGCGTCTTTGGACGATGATTTTGAAGAAGGCATCAACGCCGATAGGGATAATTTGAGTAACAAACGTATCGCCGAATTGGCTTTGGGTGTCAACGGGGGGAAGTTGAGTTGGGCAGAAGGTCGCCGTTTGACCAAGGTGATGGAACGACTGGGCTACGTGAAAGCTGAGAAGCCAAAATCAGTTCGCGGTGAGAAAGATCGTTTTTACCAGTGGGTTGTGCAAGATCACGGTAACACATCAAACTAGTTTAATGTGTTACCGCTAGAACCCGCGCCGTATAAGGCTTTTTGCCTCTGCGGTAACACAGTAACACATAAATCGGAAAAGTTACGCTAGAAAACGGAGTTTGATAGTTTGATTTTGTTAACGCAGTTTAACGTCAAACTGTCAAGTTGGGGCAAAATGAGAAAAAAAGACCGTTTTTGCCAAGATGAGGGGGTGCGGTAACACATAAATGCGTTACTTTTGGCGATGTGTTACCGCGATGTGTTACCGCTGAAACCCGCGCCGTATAAGGCTTTTACTACTAACGGTAACACAGTAACACATAAATTATAAATGGATCATAGGAATAGAGTTTGATAGTTAAATTATATTAAACTATTAAACTATTAAACTAGTGTTTTGCTATAGGATGGCTCAGAGTGTGTTACTGTGTTACCGATTGGCCTCAAAGCCTTGTGTGGTGCGGGTTTCAGCGGTTACACATCCTAAAAAGCTATGTGTAACCGCTGTTTTCATGCCCCACCCTGCCCCTTGGTGAACTTTCCACGCTAAAATTCCGACGATAATCCGGGTCACACAGGAGGACCACATGACGAGCATTTTGGAAGAAGCCCACAAGATCATTTACGGCGACCGTGAGCAGACTTACGGGAAACCCTCGAAGAACCTCAACTGCATTGCCCAGTTCTGGAACGCATACCTGGCCAACCGCAAAAATTCCGACGAGGAGTTGGGTGCTAATGATGTGGCTGTCATGATGAGTTTGCTGAAAATCGCTCGATTGGCGAACTCGCCCAATCACAGAGACAGCATGGTGGACGGTGCGGCGTACCTTGCCTTGATCGAACGTTGCCAGGACGAGGAGTAACAACCGGACGGAAAAATTCCGACGACGATTTGGGTCCGCGAAAAATTCCGACGACGATTTGGGTAAAGTTCCGACGACGATTTGGGTCAGAAATGGCCCAAAAACCCCCTCCAGACCCCCTCGGACCCCCGCCCGACCCCCGCCCCTCGAACCCATCGAACCCCCGATTTCACCCCCTGAAAGCACTCATGCGCCATCTCAAAGCGCGATATCTGGCAAGGCATACCCATATAGGCCCCAAAGTATTTTCGTGCCTTAAATCGCCTCTCGTTTGATCGACTGATTCGCCCATCAGCCCATCAGCCCATCAGCCCATCAGCCCATCAGCCCACCTGCCCACCTGCCCACCTGCCCACCTGCCCACCTGCCCACCTGCCCACCTGCCCACCTGCCCACCTGCCCACCTGCCCACCTGCCCACCTGCCCACCTGCCCACCTGCCCACCTGCCCACC